TAACTTCTTTTTGAAGATTTCTTTGTTTTTCATTTATCATTTTTAATTTTTTAAGAAAACAATTTTTCTAACCAAGTGTTTAATAATAAAGATGTTTCTTTTATGAGATGTTCACATTCTCTAATATCTACATTATGATAATATTTTACATATCCTCCACAATTTCCATTTCTTGGACCAATACGTAAATCCAATCCTAAAGAAGTTGCTCTGTTAATTAGTTTCTTATTTCCTGTATAAATCATAAAATAATGACCTCCTCCTGATTTCGTTTCGTAATTAAATGTTTTTTCTAATTCCATCATTACAAACGTTGGTATATTACTATACCCATTTTTTCCATTTTTCACATCAACATCTAATATTACCATGTTTTCTGATGGGGCAACAGCTAAATGATAATTTTCAGGAATAGGTCCTTCAAAAAAGAAACCTTGGGGAATTGATCCCCAAGGCAATGTAGGTTTATTTTCTTTATTTAAAAGAAATGATTTCATATTTAATATTTTTAATCATCTGATAATTTGTACAGGTTTCTATTAGATTCAATTTCCCACCATTTTCCATATTCATTTTTCTCAGCGTAATTCCAAACTCTTTCTAATTCTATTCCCAACTCTCCTGTTCTTTTATCTTCAGGAATAGCTTGACATACATCAGCTTTGTTTTTATTGATATACAAAGCATATCCGCATAGCACTGTTAGATTAGTATTTCTTACTCCTTCTACAAATTCTAAATTATTTAATTTAATAAAATCCTCTAATAAATTTCCTTTTTTCATAAATTGTTAATTTTAAATGTTATTATATGGATTTTCTTGTATCCAAGATTTTAAAAACTCTTCTTTTTCTGATTCATTACTAAATCCTAATTCGGAAAAAGAGTCTCTAGCTGCAATTCTTTTCCAAGTTTCTCTACTGTTCTCCAATGTTCTTTTATGATCACTTACTCCTCCTTCAGGATTTAATGTTAACATTGATTTTAACAATTCTTCTATTGTTGGTTTTTGTTCCATTTATAAATTTTTTATTGTTGATTCAATTAATTTCACTTCTTCATCTGTAATAGAATGAGTTTCAAGCCATTGTTTCAATATAGTGATTAATATTTTACTATTTGTTTTAACATTTGCTACTTTTTCATCCATCTTGTCTGAAGAGAAAATGTTTTCATATTCAATCATTCCTTCAAGTATTTCGATATATTTTCTTGTCATATCATCTGTGTTATAACCACGTTTATGATATTTTATGACACGAGAAAATTGACGTAATATGCGAGAAACTGCCCATATGTTTGGATTATAGAAAGATTTATTCCATTTATTCCACGTTGCTATCTTTTTACCATTATTTTCACTTAAATCAAGTGTCTTTTTGGTTTTTAAATCATAACCAACTGAAATAATATCCATATCAAAAGAAGACAATACATCAAATATGCTATGATTTTTTTCTTTAAAGATGATATTTACATCAATAAGCATATTGTATTTAAATTTAATGCTTATGAGTCCAAGTTTTTTCAAAGATCCTCGGTGTGGATTTTCTGTCCAATCTTTAAATTTCCATTGTTCCATTGGGTCAAGAAGCAAAAACATTTTATTATGATATAAGGAATATATCATTTTAGTAAAAGCTGCTTCATCATATGTAAATACATCAACGTCTGCTCCATCAAAATATTCCAATAAACATGAGCCTGTAATGCATCCATTTATATCTTGTTCTTTTAAAAATGTAATCAGTTTATCAAAATGTTCTTTCATTATTTTTTGTTTTTAATCATTTCAGACAATGTTTAAATAAAAAGCCGCTGAATATATTTCAATTCAGCGGCTTAATTAAATTAAGATTGGTATTAAGATAGATGTGGTTCTAAAACCTTCATTGCATCTACAATCTCTTCAACAGAATAAATTTTGTTTAATTTAACAATTTTGTCTGTAGAGAAATACAATCCAAATTCTTCAAATTCTGAAATCAAATTAAACTTCTGTAACATATTGTTTAATTTTTCTGAAGTAGCTACTTCTTTTTGAGATTCTAACCATTTAAGAGCTTCAGTTTTTAAAGAGTCTGTAATAGGAGTAGATACAGATTCTGGTTTTGTTACATAAGTTTTCTTTTCATTATTTAATTGATTTTTCACTTCATTCACCACTTCACTAAATGTTTTCACTGTCTTTACAGTGAAATCTGTGTTTTTTACTTTTTCTGCTAAAGAAACCAAATAATGAGCCTCATTTTGCAAATTTACAAATTCATCATGATTTACAGGAACTTCGTTTGCTACTAAATAACCGCCATTTTTCAATACTAATTGCTCTTTTGTTACAAATACATTTGTCATTTTTAATTGTTTTTTTGTTATTAATTGTTATTACGCTAGGTATTTTACCCAGTTAGGTATATGTTCAACGTTTTTACAATCGAACATTTCGGCATATCCTGCCAATTTAGTATTATTTGTTGTATGAAAAGAAAATATCTTATTCACTTTAAATTTACAGACATCGTAAGCTTGTTTAAAACTTAAATCTCTACCATTCCCCCAACCTGATAAAGGAGTGTGATTATCACCAAATACAATCACATTATCATAATTTCTTGGTTCTGATAATATTGCTCTAAAATCTTTAGATTCATTACTCTGTCCATAATCTGTATAAACCTGTTCTATATCAAGACCATCCACTTCAGAGTAATCAAACAATCCGCTTCTTGCTCCTGTAATTAATAAATCAGCAAAGAATTGAGTTGACATTGTTTTACTTAACAATAAACAAGCTTTTGCTATAGATTTTGGAATACTAGCAGAAATATCAATTATAATAAGGTTTCTATCTTGTGTAGTTACAGATATACCACCTGTTATATTATCTAATTTCTTATTATATAAAGAAGGATTCCACGTAATACTATTTAAAATATTTGACTTAATTGCATCTTCTATCTTTTCAGAAAACCATGTAGGAATCACTTTTAAGTTCTTTAAACACTCAATATCCACTTGATATGAAATATCAGCAATAAATTCAATGATCGTTTTTGATTTTTGAACTGGATTTAGTTCATCATCAATTGTAATTTCACTATCATCGTTAATATATACAAATTGTTCAGAGTGTGCAAGTGCCTTGTATAGATTTTTATATCCATTTTCTCTTAGTATTTTTTCCCAATCAAATGGTAGCTTCGTAGCTAATGCACTTCTTAATAAAACTTCCCATTCTAACAACAAGACATAATCATCGTAGTCTTTTGCAGATCCTCTGATAAAAGGAATTCCCAAAGGGAGCATTTTTAGTTCTGTTTCATCTTCTACTAAATAAATAATAGGAAGATTTAATTTTTTACTTTGTATTAGCTTCATTTAATTTTAATTTTTGCAATTTTAACCATTGAATAGATTCATTTGCTTTCCACATATAATCACCAATTTGAAAATCTTGTTCTGATGAATTATTTATTAATGAATTTAAAATGGGACTTAATTTAGTTTCATATGGTGTAGGTATATCATTAATCATCATTTTTATTGCTTTTTCTATACTTCTTGGAGTATAGAAATTTTTTTCACTGCTTGTAAATGACTCATTTTGTATTAATACACATAGTTGTTCAAATATATTATCTGTAATAAGATATTTAGACATATATCTTTTCCAAGATTCTTTATCAAACTTTATATCATACCATATAAACCTTTCTTTAATTTGAGGTGTCAAAGATACAGCTCCTTGAGGATTTCCAGCAGCAACTATCATTATTTTTGCTAACTTTTTTCCAGAAGGCAACACTCTATCTTCCAACACAGTGAGAAAAGCATTGAGTATCATAGGGTTAGCATTCAAAAGCTCATCCAAAAATAGTATGTCTCCGTCTTTTAAATCAAGAATAGCATCATAGTCAAAATATGTCATTCTCTTTGTTTCATGATTAGGTATTGCTATACCGCTAAATTCATGAGGCATTTTTGTAGATGCTATTTCTGTAAGACAATTCACTCCTTTTTCTTTAGCAAATTCTTTTATTATAGTGGTTTTACCCAAACCAGGATTTGAAAGAAATAAAGGAATACAAGTGTTTCTAAGTTCTTCATTTTCATAAATTTTTGTAATTACGTCTTTTAATTGTTTCATAATATTAATATTAATTCTCCTTGTTTAGTGTAAAGTTTGTTTATTGTAAATTTAACGTCGTAAAATTTCATTGCTTTATCAATTACATAATTTAAAGATTTAGTTTGTTTGACAATACTAATAAATATTACTTCTGGAAGACAGAACAAAGATTTATTCTCTAAATTATTGTACATCTCAACGTAATATAAATAAGCTATTTTTTCAAAATTAGATGAATTGATTAATTGTAAATATTCTTCTCTTTTCATTGATTTATAAAATAAGTTTTATTAGTAATAGCAATGTAATCTTCATTAGTAATATCTTTCTTTTTAGGAAGCTCTTTAAACATTCCTATTTGACCCATAAAACCTAATCCAATACGAACATCATCTTCACCATAACTATTTTTTATAAGTCGCAAGCTTCTGAAATATTTAGCTCCATATTCATCCTTGAGCTTATCTAAATCATATCCAGAGGGATCTGCCACTTTATATCTCATTGGATCAAATAATGCAAGAACTACATCTGCATCATTTTGAGTTTGACTACTATCTGCAAAATCTTCCAATTGAGGCTCAACATCTCCACTTTTCATTCTTATGGGATTAGAAATATCCCTATTAAACTGACTCACTACAACAGGTGTGTAACCATAAAAATCTCTAGCATACCGGAGCTCATCACTCATTTTATCAATTGCTTGTTTTTTTGTAGGTAGGTCTTTTGTAAGTTTTAATAACCCTATATGATCTATTATGACAATTGTTATTTCAGAAGAATCATTAGGAATATAAATCTTGTTATGTTCATCAAGTCTTTCAATTTTTCCTCTTGATTCAGCATGAGCTTTTAATTCTTTGGCTATACCAATAGGATTTTCAGGACCATCAATAATAGTGATTATATCATTCATTGCTTCTATATAATCTTGATACATTAAGAATAAATCATGTTCATCTCTTGTCATTTTTTCTGTCCATCCTAAAAGTTTTGGTACAGGAATTATCACTCCTTGATCAATAAAGATTTTTCTACTAATCCATTTTGCAAGTTTATACACTCTAGATCTTTCCATAGATCTGTATATAATCTTAAGTTTTATATTTGAGTTTCTATTTTGGTTACTAATGTACCAATCAAAAGGATTTAAAACAAAAGCATCATCAATAAAACTTGTCTTTCCAGATCCTGTCAAACCACCCACTAGAAAATAAAGAGATTTTCTAATTCCTATATACCTATTAAGTCTATTAAATCCCATAGGGATTCCTCCATTTCTTCCATCAAGTCCTTTTTGAACTTCTTCTTTTAACAAATCAAAACTCATATGTCTGTTCCTCCAATGGAAGGTTCTGGCTTATTTATTGCAGGTCCTTCTTTTTTAATTAATTCAATAAAAGGTTCAAATGTACGTTGATTTAGATAGGTGAGAGAGTTTTGCATAAAGCTTAGTTTATTAGATCTCTGCTTAACAGATGCTTCTTTCTTTTGCTGAACTTCTAATTCTAATGCTTTTATTAAATCTTCAATTGTATAATCTCCTTCATCAAGGATCTTTTTAAGTTTGATTTTACAATCATCTTTTTTAACTCTTAAACTTCTACTTCCTTGAAAAGAAACTCCTTTATAAGAAAAACTATCTGTTCCTGGATAGGTTTTCCACCAACTATCAAAGAAATCCTCTTTTGGTTTGGTTTTTACAAACTTTGTCTCTTCATCAGAGGAAATAAAAGATAGAAGATCTTTTCCAGGAATAGTAATTTTAAAGTCCAAAGTGATTAAGCCCTTCAAAATCATTGAATTGATAATCATTTGTAGCTTCTTGGAATCAAATAATTCATTTAAATCAACTCCTTCGTTTTCAGACAAATATGTTAATATATAAATCATGTCTGCTGAATATCCTTTATTGTGTATTTCTTTGAAGTGATATGGTTTCATTTTCTATTTTTTCTAAAGGTTTTCCTAATACGTTAATTTTTGCTGGAAGTTTATTTATTTCACTCCACCATTTTTTATATTCCATCTCTATTTCCATTGAATTTTCAATTAAATAGATGTTATCTTTAAGATGTTCTCTTTCAAAGTCTTCCATAATTATTCTATTCTTAATCCAAATTCAAACCAAAACCATTCAAATGTATTTTCTGCTTTTTTTCTGTTACACTTAAACACTTTTTTTATTAAGGGTATCGAATATTTTTTAAAATCATCAGCTTGAGTTTTAGACATTGTAAAATTAGAATACCATTCAGGATCTTTTGACGCATCTTCCATTGTTTTACCAATTATATTCAATTGATATTCAATTAAATGTTCGGTGATATTTTTTCTATTTACCATAATGAAATTTGATTTGGGTTAACTTCTACTTTTCTTTTTTTTCCTGTTTTTACTTTACTAATTATATTTTTACACTTCTCAATGTAAAATTGATGATTTACTTCTTGTAAACATTCATCATTTTTACTTTTTGGTAAATAATTACAAACTTTACAAACCCATTCTCCAGCCTCTACTTGAGATTCATTTGGTGCATTTGTTTTACAATCAGGATTTTTAACTTTTAAAAGCTTTTCACCTTTTTTTGAAACGAAATATCTAATCAACTTATTATAGATAGTCTTTTTACCTAAAATTTTATTAATTCCTTCATAATGAAAATCTTTAGATGCTTTCTGTCTAAGACAAAAATTGTAAATATTCTGATGATTTTTTATTGTTTCTTCTACAGGAATGTTATTTACATAAAATTCTCTGAGTGCTATAGGAACAATTCTTGCAGATGAATTTTTATGACATTCAACATCAATAGCAAAATCACCTTTTTCTTTAGTTGTACCATCCATCTTCAAAGCCAAATAATCATTTACAGAAGTTTGTACAATCCATTGAAATTGAGTGTATTCAAAATTTCCTAAAGTGTCATTTCCAATAACTTTTTCCCATTCTGTAAGAGTAGTTTGAAACTCTTTAAATCTATTCTTTTTAATAATACAGTCAAATCCATCAGTATTCAAACTTACCACTCGATGTCCTTTCAGCAATAAATCTTCTACAACCATTAATATTTCCAATTGACCTCCAATAGTTACTTGCAACATTCCATAAGGATACTCTTGCCAATCACCTTTAGTATTTAATCTTCCGTACGAACCCCCATTAAGTGCAAGTTTGCCCATCTCTTGAAGAGAATTGAATTTTGGGTCTTTAGTCTTTTTGTATAAAGACTTATAATTTAATCGTCTATCAATCTTACTAACAATTAGATTATTCCATCCTGGAAGATGCGAAGGTTCCACTTTATATTTCCGAATAGCATTTGGATATTGTGCATATCTTTGTTAATCTGTATATTTCTATACAGGTCGGACTATATCATTATTTAACTAAAACCTTTTTCCAAATAAATCCATACATAGACGGCTTTTCTCCAGAACAAACAGCATATATATTATGCTTTTTATATTCTGGATGCTTTTTCATCAATTCTATTATTGATGGCCATGTATGTATTAATTTTTTTGTAACCTTGTCATATTGTTCTATTTTAAATTTAATATTTAGACGAGATACTTTTTCAGCCATTTCTTTGAGTTTATCTGGATTATCTCTCCAAAAAGTATGAGAACACTTTTTTCTTATATCAGGATTTTCAAGAGCTTTATATCTTGACTCTCTCATTTTATTTCTAGTTTCTTGAGACACTATTAATCCTGTAGATGAGTCTTCTCTAATATTATATCCTTTTTCTCTATCGAACGAATTAAATTTTTTAATCCAAAAAAGCTCTCTATCTCTTAATAAATTATCATTAAGATCTAAATATTCTAAAACAATATATTCAAAATTTTCCTTGCCATATTTATGATAAGAATTTATTAGATGAGGGTTTTCATCTTTATGTTTTCTATTTAATAAAGTGTTATGTTGCATCATTCTAGAATAAATACATTTGGCTTTTCCAATATACACTTTATTATTTATCATGTTTCTTATGCAATAAATACCGCTTTTGTTTAGGTCTCGTTTTTTATTTAATTTCATGACTATAGTTTTTTCAAACTTAGTCAATTAGATGGTAATACCCAACTAATTTACATTAAATAAATGTTAAATATTTCCTGTTTAGTCTCTGAACCTTCCTCTCATTGAGAGGCTTGGCTGCTGATTGCCCAATCCTTATCTCTTTCACTATACTTACATCATTACTGTGTAAGGGAGTGTATAAGGCTCTAAGGGTGTTCCAGTCAATTTAAGAAATTTTAATTGGGCCACAATTTTATTTTTAACCCAATGTCAATTTGCCAATATTCTTCATCTTCTTCAGGAATTAACCATCTACCTGTTTCACAAGAATGTACACCTCCTTTAGCAATTGTAGCTGTAAGTTCATTATTAAAAACATATTTGAATTCTTGTTTTTCATTAAGAACGTATGTTTCTCCAAGATTTTTTACAAAGTTTTGAAGTTCTTTTGTTTGAAACTTACACCATTCAGGAAAGAAATTCTTAAACTTTTTTCCATAAAAATGTACAACTTTTGGTGGTTGTAAATCTTTAGGTGATTTTCCTGTTAATGTTACATAATCTAATTTATTCCATTCTGCTCCAATTTTAACATCATCCCAATTTAAACAATCAAGATTAAATTCTTGTTTCATTGCAAATCTGTCTGCAATTTTATTCTTTCCTTTATACAAAGAATTATCTGTTTCACCAAGAGTATATTCCTTAAAGAATTGATAAGTTGACATTACATCATTAACACAATAATTATAAATATCAATTAATTCTTCAGAAGAAAGATTTTCTTTGTCATGATTTATAGGCATTTCTTCAATATTCTCCCAATTCATATAAAATTGAAGAGCTTTTAAAGATGTTCGTCTATTTTCATTATTAAAATGCCAAATAGTGAACAAATCTATCTGTTTAGCAAATAATTCATATTCACGATATTCAGGAAATATTCCGTAATTAGCATCATCAATAACATCTTGACTTTTTCTATGAATTTTGTGAGTAATTTCTTTCCAAGAAAGCTCCATCCAATTTTCATAATTAGAAATAATATATTGAATTACTTGAGAGTCAAATCTTAAATTGTTAAATCCTATCCAATAGAAATCTTTATATTCAGATGCAATTTTTTGAACTTTCTCAATTTCATTAACTTGTTTATTTACAGCACATGAAACAATCTTTTTACATTCAATATCATACACTACTAGTAGAAAATCTTCTTTTAAAGTTTCTATATCATACACTAA